CATACATCAGTAAAGTTGTATTTGCAGAGTGCAACAGGGATTTACAAGACAGATTTAAAGTTAACAGCCGGAACAATATCCCTCGCAAACGATATGAGGAAGCTATTGACTATGTAGACAACTGGGAACCGAAAACAAATACAAAGCTGAGGATTGACGAATATAACCGTCAACAGAGATTTGAGGTGTAAAGATGAACGCGTTAGGAGAAAAATTAAGAAGATTAAGAAAGGCGCAAGGGCTTACACAAGGAGAATTAGCCGAGAAAGTCGGCGTTGGTATTAATACAATAGTTAGATATGAAACTGGTAAAAATTCTCCAAAAGTGGAAATCTTGGAACTTATCACTAAGGAGCTGGGTGCGAAAATAGTTGTGGTACCCGAAAAGGAGTTAGGGGGTGAATAAAAAATGAATGAACCTCCGAGACCAGAGTATGTTGCTAGACTACTCTACACCCTTTTAGGACGACAACAAGGTGTAGAGTATGACAAAGTGTTTTACACTGATAAAGACGGCGTAGAACACGAGGTAAAAAAGGAAGAGCCCTACCATTAAGCTCTTACGATAAATCATACAAGTAAATCATACAAAAGACTTGGCAATTTGTCAAGATAGGAGGTAGACATGGCGTACATCGTTATTCAGGATTGGATGATATCAGATTTACAGTTAAAGGGGAATGAGCTCCTCACATATGCCCTTATTTACGGCTTTTCGCAGGATGGCGAATCAGAATTTAAGGGGTCATTGAAATATATTTCCGAATTTCTTGGCGTATCAAAAAGAACTGCACAAAGAAGCATTGAAAATCTTGTAGACCGAGGAATAGTTGAAAAGAGAGTAGAGGAGATTAGCGGCGTGAAATTTAACCGCTATATGGCTCATGAAAAAGCTGACACCCCTATAGACAAAATGACCACAGGGTATAGACAAAATGACCACGGGGGTATAGACAAAATGACCACCAATAATACTAATATATATAATACTAATAATAATGCTAGTAATAATACTAAAGATAAAGGCACGCCCGCAAAGAAAGAACCAGAACAGTACTTTGAGGACGAAGAGCTAAATGATAAGTTTTTGGAATTTCTTGCCATGCGTAAGAGGGTTAGAAAACCAGTCCAGACAGATAGAGGAATGAAAATGTTACTCACAAGTTTGCACAAATTATCTGGCGGTGATGTTGAACTGATGAAACAGATTATAGACCAGTCACTCGATAATGAGTGGAAAAAGTTTGTTGCGGTAAAAACAGGAAATGACAGGAAGAACAACATTAACAACCGACTATATGACGATATACAGCACTGGGCAGCACAAAAAGAACAGGAGGGAGGCGGAATATATGACGATTTCGGAGTTCTCTAAAATCGTAGCCGCATTAAAGACCGTTTATACGTCTCCGGGGTTTATTCCTAACGAGCCAGCGTTAGATATGTGGTACCGCCTGGTAGGTAAGAATAACGACTATCAGACAATAAGCGTAGCGGCACAGATGTACATGACAACTGGCAAGTTCCCGCCAACACCGGCAGATATTTTGGAGTGTGCCAGTAAGCTCAAGGCGGAAAGCAGCTACCTGAGCGAGCAGGAAGCGTGGGCAACAGTTGCAAAGGCGTGCAGTAATGGGATTTACGGCTACAGAGAGGAGTTTGACAAACTGCCCCCTACGTTGCAAAGGGCAGTAGGAACGCCGCAGACACTCCATGACTGGGCGGTAGTAGATTCAGCGGACTTTCAGACGGTCATACAGTCAAACTTTCTCAGAAGCTACAGAGCGGCGTTAGAAGCACAAAAGGAGATAGACAAGTACCCACCGAAACTCCAAGAAATGATAAAAGCGGCGGGAGCGATAGAACGAAAAGAAACAGCACCAGAACTACCCACGCTGGGAGAAATAGTTGGGCGGTTAGAGCAGGATAATAAAAATTATACCCCGGAACAGTGCGAGGGAGCATTAGGGGATTGGATAGCAGGAAAGAAAGAGAGGATGGGCTATGGATACGATGATTAATGCAACCGGATTTCCGGCGAAAGAATATGACAACGAAGTGACAGGGAAAGTAGTGATTCCGGCGGAAGTCAGGGTCGATATCAAAGACAAAGAGGTAGCGCAGGGACTGCTTGAGCTGTTTAGACTGGGCGTTGAAAGAAGCAACGATATGAAAAAGATAGAGGCATACGCCAGAGGCTACAACGAGCTGAGCAAGGCTATTAAAGAGGCATGGGAGACAGGAAATGGAACGAGGATTTGACCCGGCTAGAGAATATTTAAAGACACAGCACCTTGAGGCGGAATATGAGTGCAGAACAGTACACAAAGCAATCAAACGAGGTGCGACAAGTTACAACGAATACGAGCAGGGATACGAGGAGGAAGAACAATGACACTATACGAGATTGACAGTGCAATCATGGACTGCGTAGACGAGGAGACAGGAGAAATTATTGACCTCGAAAAACTTGATGCTCTCAACATCGAGAGAGACAAAAAGGTGGAGGGAATCGCGCTGGCAGTAAAGAATTATGCTGCAGAAGCAAAGGCAATCAAGGAGGAGGAAGAAAAGCTTGCGAAACGCCGTAGAAGTTGCGAGAACGCCGCACAGAGGTGCAAGGACTATCTGTCCCATGCTCTTGACGGCGAAAAGCTCAAAACGGCAAGAGTCAGCGTATTTTACAAGAGCAGCGAGTCTGTGACCATTGACGACTTAGGCAGCCTGACAGAGGAATACATCAGAATTCCAGAGCCACAGGCGGACAAGACAGCGATTAAAAAGGCGATTAAAGCCGGGAAAGAGGTCACGGGGGCACACATTGAGACCTCAAAAAGCGTGATTGTGAGGTAAGAAAGATGGGAGATGTTTACACAAAGTTACAAACAATTCAGGCAGAATTAAAGGTGCCCAAGAGTAAATACAGTGAGTATGGCGGCTATAGTTACAGGAGCTTAGAGGACATCTATGAGGCAGTAAAGCCTTTATTGGACAGGGAAGGCTTAATATTAGCCGTAAACGACGAAATTATTATGCTGGGCAACCGATTTTACATAAAGGCGACAGCAATTTTAAAAGACATAGAAAGCGAGGGCAGTTTTTGCACTACAGCATACGCCAGAGAGGAGGAAAGTAAAAAAAAGATGGATGCAGCACAAGTTACCGGGTCAGCATCAAGCTACGCAAGGAAATACGCGTTAAATAGCTTGTTTCTTCTGGACGACTCGAAAGACCCGGATACAGACGAATACAAACGAAACGAGGTTATCACAGAGAAAGAAGCGAAACGGCTCTATGATCTGATGCAAAAAAAAGGAATGACGGAAGCCCAGATCAAAGAATGGGCAAGTCAAAGAGGTTTAAAATCACTGTATCAGACGACACAGCAACAATACGCTGAAGCCATGAAGGAATTAGGACTGAAATAGCATGGATTTAACTGGGAAAATAAAAAACTTAGCAGTGGATTATTTTAGCAAAAAGATAACAGTTACTCTGGAAATCAACGAGGCGGAGCGGTTTATAAAGGACGTGGACGATCTGAAAAAGTTGGAAAAGCTGTCCATAATAATTAAACCGTTCCGCAAGAAAAGAAGCTTGTCAGCAAATGCCTATTTCCATGTCCTGATCACCAAGATAGCGGAAAAGGTTGGGACGAGCAAGGCGGAAGCTAAAAATTTGATGATAGGCAGATATGGACAGCCGGAGCTGATAAAAGGGGACATAGCAGTTTTAAAAACCAATGTTCCGACCGACATCATGTACAAAAAAGAGGACGTTCACACGGTTGCGATAGGACGGCGGCTAGAAAAAGGCAAAGAGGTAGTGTTTTACAGGCTCATGAGAGGCTCACATACCTACGACAGCCGGGAAATGAGTGAGCTAATTAAAGGAACGATACAAGAGGCGGAAGATTTAGGAATCGAAACGCTAACACTAAGAGAATTAGAACAAATACTAGGAAAATGGAAGCCAAGAAAGGAAGAAGAAAAATGAAAAAATTTGAATTAACAACAGAATTTATCACAAATGCGTTTGGAAAAAAATTATTCAGAATTAAAGCACTGGTTGAATTTGGAGACGTGAAAGCTGGAGAACTTGGAGGATATGTAGAGAAAGAGGGAAATGTATCGCAAGCCGACAATGCATGGGTTTCCGGCGATGCAGAGGTTTTCGGAAACGCAAAGGTGTACGACAATGCATGGGTGTCCGGCGATGCAAGGGTGTCCGGCAAT